ACGACTTCCGGCTATGTGAACGACAGCATATTCGACGAGCTGACTAAAAGGTCAACTCGTTTTTTGTTGGGAGAAAGCAAGGAGACCAGGCTGCTTCCGTTCATGTACATGATAGATGACATCGAGAAGTGGAACGACATCAATGAGCTCCGGAAGTCAAACCCGAACCTCGGCGTCTCCATCTCGGTGGACTACCTTCTGGAAGAGATTGCGGTCGCGGAAGGCTCGCTCAGCAAGAAAGCGGAGTTCATCGTCAAATACTGCAACATCAAGCAGAACTCCTCGCTTGCATGGCTTCCGGCTCAGGCTGTGGATGCCGCCGGCGGGGATCCTCTCAGTCTGGAAGACTTCCGGGATAGTTACGCGGTCTGTGGCGTTGACCTGTCTCAGACCACGGACTTGACGGCTGCAGTGTGTGTCATCCAGAAGAACGGCGACCTCTATGTGTTCGCTCATTTCTGGATGCCGGCGGAGAAGATAGACGAAGCGACTCAGAAGGACGGAGTGCCGTACCGCATCTATGAACAGCGAGGCTTCCTCAGTCTGAGCGGTGACAACTTTGTCGACTACCACGACTGCTACAGATGGCTTACCGGCTTGATTGAGAAGTACGCCATCTATCCGCTGAAGGTCGGTTACGACCGTTACAGCGCCCAGTATCTTATCCAGGACTTAGTGACTTACGGATTCCAGGTCGATGACGTGTTCCAGGGTGAGAACCTCTATCCGGTCATCCGGGAGACTGAGGGTCTGCTGAAGGACGGCAGGATCCACATTGGCGACAACGACCTGTTAAAAATACATCTGCTCAACTCCGCCATCAAGATGAGTGTGGAGCGCGGCAAAGGGAAACTTGTGAAACTGTCGGCGACAGACCACATAGACGGTACCGCTGCACTGCTGGATGCCATGTGCGTCCGCCAGAAGTGGTTCGGCGAGATCGGCGACCAATTGAAAAACTGAGGTGATGAAACATGGGACTGTTTGACTTCCTTTTCAAGAAAAGTCCCCAGCCTCGCGGTGACTATGAGGGCGTGTTCAAAATGCTGAACGGATATACGCCGCATTTCACAACGTGGGGCGGCGGGATGTACGAGAGCGAACTGATTCGCGCCGCTATCAATGCCAGGGCGACTCACATCAGCAAACTGCATATCGAGATGATAGGCGCGGCGAGACCGGCGCTTCAGAGCAAGATGAGGCGCGGGCCGAACCGATTCCAGACATGGTCGCAGTTCCTTTACCGAGCGTCAACGATTCTGGATGTTCATAACACACTGTTTATTACGCCCGTCTTCGATGAATACGGAGAGACATCCGGGATCTATACGCCGCTGCCTCAGCGGTGCGAAATCGTCCAGTACAACGGGATGCCGTTCCTGCGGTACGAATTCAGCGACGGCAACCGAGCGGCTATCGAGCTGGAAAGTTGCGGCATCATGACAAAGTTCCAGTATGCGAAGGATCTCATGGGTGAGGACAATCACGCACTGTTTCCGACGATGGATCTGATCCACATTCAGAATCAAGGCATCCAGGAAGGCGTCAAGAGCGCCGCGACATACCGCTTCATGGCGCAGGTGGCCAACTTCAGCAAGCCGGAGGATCTGGCGAAAGAGAGGAAGCGCTTCACGGCTGAGAACTTCTCCAAGGACGCTGAGGCGGGCGGACTTCTGCTGTTCCCGAATACCTACAAGGACATCAAGCAGATAGAAGCTAAGCCGTGGATCGTGGACAAAGACCAGGTCGAGATCATCAAGCATGGCGTATATGAGTATTTCGGAGTGAACGAAGAGATCCTCGAGAACAAAGCCATCGGCGACGCTTGGTCGGCATTTTACGAGGGCGCTGTCGAGCCGTGGGCGATCCAGTTCAGCGAGGTCATGACCAAGATGCTCTACACACTGCGGGAGCAGGCACAGGACAACGAAGTGATGGCGACGGCCAATCGGCTGCAGTACATGAGCAACCAGGACAAACTCGCTGTCGCCCAGACGATGGCCGATCGCGGACTTATGAGTAGAAACGAGATCCGAGAGATCTTCAACCTTCCGCCGCTTCCGGATGAACTCGGAAATACCATTCCGGCCCGCGGGGAATACTACAACGTAGGAGAACAAAACAATGACGAAGGAAATCAGAGCGTTTAACTTTGAAGTCCGCGCCGAGGAGAACGAGGAACACGGTCACTTTCTGACAGGGCGTCCAATCGTCTACAACTCCCGGACGAATCTGGGATGGTATGACGAGATCATCGAAGGCGGGGCGCTGGACAGCACCGACCTCAAGGATGTCCGCTTCCTTGTGAACCACAACACGGACATGATTCCGCTGGCGCGGAGTCGGAACAACACTGATCACAGCACCATGCAGATGGTGATTGATGATAACGGCATGGGGATCCGGGTCGACCTTGACACGGAGAACAATGCAGAAGCCAAAAATTTGTATTCGGCAGTGAGCCGGGGCGACATCGACGGGATGTCCTTCATGTTTACGGTCGATGCAGATAGCTGGGATGACATCGAGAGCGACCATCCGACCAGAACGATCCGCGCAATCGGGAAGGTCTTCGAGGTCAGCGCGGTGACATTCCCGGCATATGAAGCGACATCTATTCAGGCGAGGGGTCTTTCCGATGCGCTGGACAGCGCGAAGGAATCACTGGAGAGTGCACGGGCCCAGCTGAAGCAGATGGAGCAGAAAAAGAAAGTAGTCAAACTTTTACTGGAGGTATGAGATGGAGTTCAATCTTACTGATAAGACCATCGAAGAGCTCGAAGCCCGCAAGGCTGAACTGCTGACCGCCATTGATGCGGATGACGCAGACATCGACGCTATCGACGCCGAAGCCCGTGCCATTAAGGCAGAGATCGAAGCCCGCAAGGCAAACGAGCAGAAGAAAGCTGAAACCCGTAAAATCGTCGCCGACGGCGCTGGAACTGTCGTCGATGCCCCCAAGAAAGAGGAGAGAAAAATGTACGAAGTCAATTCTATCGAATACAGAAACGCATGGGTCAAGAACCTGATCGGCAGAGAGATCGACGCAGAAGAGAGAGCCGCCCTGGCATCCTCTGGCGCTGTGATCCCGACCATGACCGTGAACGCTGTCTGGGACAAGCTGGTCAAGCCGGCTGAACTGCTCGGCAAGGTCGATGTGACCCAGTTCCCGAACTATGTGAGATTCCCGAAGGCTACCACGAACGCTGCGGCGACCTCTCAGGCTGTGGGCGGCACCATTACCGAGTCCAGCGATGTGATCGGCTATGTCGACCTCATCCCGAATGAGTATGTCAAGCTGCTGACTGTGGGCGCTGACATCGACCACATGGCTATCGACGCGGTTCATGACTGGATTGTGAACAACCTCACCGGCCAGATCCGCTACGCGATCAATAAGGACATCCTTGTCGGTACCGGCACCAACAGCCTCAAGGGTCTGACCGTTTCCGTGACCGCCAACGCTACTGCAATCCCGGCGACCGTCACCAAGGCGGCTCTGCTCAAGATCATGGGCGCCCTGGACGGTGCATATCAGGACGGCGCTATCTGGATCATGACTCCGGCTATGTTCTACGAGGGCGTAATGACCATCACCAACCTGAACGACTACATCATCAACGACGGATTCAGCTTCAAGCTGTTCGGCCATGATGTCGTCCTGATGAGTGAGGCTCTGGTGTCCAGCAAGGAGACCATCTTCTACGGCGATCCGAAGGCTTACAAGGTCAACATCTTCAAGGCGCTCGAGATCAAGCCGTTCGAGACCGCGACCACCACGAACATCCAGTTCCGTGGCGCTTGCCTCGCTGACGGCGAACTGATCGACGCCAACGCTTTCGTCCGCTTCGCTCAGGCTTAACCAATACCCACCCGGGCCCGTCGAGGTAATACTTGGCGGGCTCTTTCCCTAAGGAGGACAGACAATGCTGACCAAGGTCAAGATGGCGCTCCGCATCACCACGGACGCCTTTAATGACGAACTGAATGATTTGATCGGGGCGGCGAAACTTGACCTCGGCATTGCGGGCGTCGATTCCGACCAGCTCGCGGCAGCGGCTACGCCGACCGACCAGCTTCTGATCCGCGCCATCATCACATACTGCCGGCTGAACTTCGGAAGCCCGGATGAGTACGACAG